CTTTCGTAGCCATTGACTACGTTACCGGCGTGATGTGCGCCGTTGTGGATAAGAAGCTCTCCAGCTCGGTCGGGTTTAAGGGAATCTTCCGCAAAGTACTCATTTTTGTAATGGTTGGAATCGGGCATACGCTGGACGCGCAGATCCTCGGCGGCGGCGACACGCTGCGCACGGCGGTGATCTTCTTCTACTGCGCCAACGAAGGCCTGTCTCTGATTGAGAACGCCGGCCATCTCGGACTGCCGATTCCCGCGAAGCTGAAGAGCGTACTTGCGCAGCTTCATAACCGCGCAGAGGATTCAAGCGATACGGATAAGGAGGATACCGATGGGAAATCTGAATAGCTTTATCACTTACCTGCACGAGCAGGTTACGAACCACAGCATTTACGTCTGGGGCGCGCAGGGACAGCAGGGCGCGGCGATCACCGAAGCGTGGATCAAAAAGCGCGAGACCACGGACAAGAATGCTGATCGCGCTATCGCGTTCTGGAAGAAGCAATGCGCCGCCGGATACGCTTCGGTACTGCGGGCTTTTGATTGTTCGGGACTGGGCGTCTGTTTTCTGTTGGGAAACGGGCTGATCAAGTCGGACACGAACGCGAACGGCATCATGGGCAAATGCGACAAAATCGCTAAGGACAAGCTCCGTATCGGCGACTTTGTGTTTAAGACGAACAGCAGCGGCAGAGCGACGCACATCGGCTATGTGGCGGATAACGACCTCAACGTGATCGAAGCCAAGGGACGCGATTACGGCGTTACAAAATCCAAGCTGTCCGGCTGGAGCGTTTACGGCAGACCGCCCTACTGGACGGAAACAGAGATCGCGGAGCTTCAAGGAACAGAGCCCGTTGCGGAACAGCAGCAGGGCTTTCTTTTTACGCGTGTGCTGAAAAGCGGTATGCGCGGCGAGGATGTGTGCGAGCTCAAACGGCTGCTGGCAGCGGCGGGCTATGGCGGTCTCACGCTTGGGAACAAGAACTACTACAACAAAACGAAGAACACGGTTAAAGCGTTCCAGAAAGCGAACGGACTTACCGTTGATGGCAAGGCAGGCCCGCTCACGATTGCCGCGCTCGGCGGCGTGTGGAAAACGTAATAGCCCTATAGACAAATCCGATGTTCAAAAGTTCATAAACCATTAGTCAAGTTTACTGACTTCCAGTCGCAGCCCGCCGAGGATTATTCCTCGACGGGCATTTTTTGGGGGCGGCAATGCACCCCGTCGTAAATACTCCGACACAAACAACACAACTGTTCCTTATATATTCGAAACAGGCTTTATATACCATAGACGTAATTCGCAAGCGCATATACGCGCGTAGGCAATGTAGGACAATCTTGTATCACTTGTGCGCCTGTGTCGCTCAAGTTTTCTCCCTCCGAGGATTTTTTCCGCGGAGGGATTTTTCTTTTTCAAAAACGTCCTTTTTCATTTGCTCCCAAGGCTACAAGACAGAGGGCAGAAGATAAACGCTCTCGGAAAGAGGTGAGGTTATGAAACACAGCCTGAAGATCAGTGTTTCAAAACAGCCGCAGACGGGCGGAATCGTTTCCTGTCGCAGCGTATCCGTGAGAGAGCGTATTCTTCGTTTTCTCCTCGGCGCGCAGCGAAAGGTGATGGTTCTTGTCCCCGGCGACAGTGTACAGGAGCTGTCCATCTGCGAGATTAACGAAGGAGGTGAAATCTACCATGAGCAAACTGAAACCCCTGCTTGACGTAATTGCACAGTTTCGCGCGCTGGCGGACAGTCTGGAGGAACTCAGCAACACGCTCGACATCGCAGCCGACCCGCCTTGGAAGAGCGAAGAAGAGTATCTTCGTGCGAACGGCGGCCTTGTTGACGGCGACGCCCATCAACAGCCGGAGACGGCGGCAGAGCCGAAAGTAACTCTTGAGGAAGTAAGAGCCGTTCTTGCCGAAAAGAGCCGCAAGGGTCTGAGTGCGGAGGTCAGAGAACTGCTCCTCAGTCACGGTTGCAAAAAGCTGTCGGAGGTCGAGGAGTCGTTCTAAGGCGAACTGCTGAAGGAAGCGGAGGCGCTTGGCAATGGCTGAACACGCAGTACTCTCCGCATCAAGCTCCCACAGATGGCTCAACTGCCCGCCCTCTGCGAGACTGGAGCGGGAGTTTGAAAACAACTCCTCGATTGCCGCAGAGGAAGGAACAGCCGCTCACGCTTTGTGCGAGCATAAGCTGAAAAAAGCTCTTCGTATGCGGTCAAAACGCCCGGTGTCGGATTACTGCACCGACGAGATGGAGGAATGCACGGACGCTTACGCAGAATTCGTCATGGAGCAATACGAATTGGCAAAGCAGACCTGCAAAGATCCGGTCGTTCTGATCGAACAGCGGCTCGATTTTTCAAGCTATGTGCCGGACGGCTTCGGTACCGGAGATTGTCTTATCATCTCCGACGGGCTGCTGCACATTATCGACTTCAAATACGGGATGGGAGTACTCGTCGAAGCGGAAAACAACCCTCAAATGAAACTGTACGCGCTGGGCGCTCTTGAGATCTACGACGCTCTCTACGATATAAAGGAAGTTTCGACGACCATCTTCCAGCCGCGCAGGGAGAACGTCAGTACCTGGACTATCCCAGTAACGGTACTGCGCGATTGGGCGGAAAGCGAACTGAAGCCGACGGCTGAAAAAGCATATAACGGCGGCGGGGAGTATCTTCCTGGCGAGTGGTGTACATTCTGCCGAGCCGCGGCAAAATGCCGTGCCAGAGCCGAGGAAAAGCTGAAGCTGGCGCAGTCTGAGTTCAGACTTCCGCCGCTGTTGACAGACGCGGAGATCGAGAAAATTCTGACCGTTATTCCCGGACTGACAAAATGGGCGGACGAGATCATGGCATACGCGACCAACGCTGCGGTCAGTCACGGTAAGAGCTGGAACGGATTCAAGGTAGTCGAAGGACGCTCTGTCCGCAAATACAGCGACGAATCGCGCGTAGCGGAGGCCGCCGCCGCTCACGGCTATAAGGACGTCTACCGTCAGAGCCTTATCCCAATGACGGAAATGCAAAAGCTCATGGGAAAGGCGAAATTCGAGGAAATCCTCGGCGGACTCATCTGCAAACCGCCGGGAAAGCCGACCCTCGTTCCGTTATCGGATAAAAGACCGGCTATGAACGCATCAAACGCAATAAACGAATTTAATGAAATTACGGAGGATTGATTATTATGGCTAACAACAAAAATAACACTAAGGTCGTCACCGGCATCAACACCCGTTTCTCTTACTTCCACGGCTGGGAACCCGTCTCCATCAACGGCGGCGCGGAAAGATACAGCGTTTCCGTCCTCATCCCCAAGGACGATACGGAGACCGTGGCCGCCGTGAACCGCGCAATCGATGCGGCTATCGAAGAAGGCGTCGCCAAGTTTGGCGGCAAGAAGCCCAATAAGACCGCAATCAAGCTGCCCCTCAGAGACGGAGACGTTGAGCGCGAGGACGAGGCTTACAAAAACCACTGGTTCATCAACGCCAACAGCACAACCGCTCCCCAGATTGTAGACCGCGCCGTGAAACCGATTCTCGACAGGAACGAAGTGTACAGCGGCTGCTACGGCAGAGTGTCGCTCAACTTCTTCGCCTTTAATTCAAACGGAAACAGAGGTGTGGCTGCGGGACTCGGCAATATTCAAAAAATCCGCGACGGCGAACCGCTCGGCGGCAGAACAAACGCGGCGGATGATTTCACCACCTTTGACGACGAAGACTTCCTCGCTTAAGGAGGGACGCTGTATGACGGAAATTCAATCGATAATGCTTGCATTCTGCTTCGGCTCCGTTCTCGGGACGTTCATCGTCAATATCGCTTTTATCATCAAGTACGCCATTGACGAACACCGCGAGAAGAAACGCAGACGCAAGGAAACGGAAGAAACCCGATAACACACGAAACGGCGGAGGGACAGGATCTCTCCGCTGTTTTCATAAGGAGCTGTGATATGAAAAACCTATCTATAGATATCGAAACGTTTTCCGCCGAGCCGCTTGCGAAGTGTGGAGTTTACCGCTACGCTGAATCCCCGGACTTCGTGGTTTTGCTGTTCGGCTACAGCGCGGACGGCGGTGAGGTGAACACGGTCGATCTCGCGTGCGGAGAGACTATTCCGCAAGAGATAATCGATGCGCTGACGGACGATACCGTCGTTAAGTGGGCGTTCAACGCGCAGTTTGAGCGCATCTGCCTTTCGAGATACCTTTCCGGCCTTGGAATTAGTCTCGACCCGTTTCACGATAACCACCCGCTCTCAGCGGAATGCGCGAGGTTTCTGAATCCATCGTCCTGGCGCTGTTCAATGGTCTGGTCGGCGTATATGGGACTGCCTTTATCGCTTGAGGGCGTCGGTGCCGTTCTCGGTCTTGAAAAGCAGAAGCTGAAGGAAGGCAAAGACCTTGTCAGGTACTTTTCCGTGCCGTGCGCGGCTACAGGGGCGAACGGCGGAAGAACGAGAAACCTCCCGCGGGACGCACCCTCAAAGTGGTCTGCGTTCAAATCCTATAACGAACGCGACGTGGAAGCTGAAATGCAGATTCAACAAAAGCTCGTTAAATTTCCCGTACCCGACTCCGTGTGGTCGGAATATCATCTCGACCAAGAGATAAACGACCGAGGCATTGGTGTGGATATGCCTTTCGTACATGAAGCTATACGCATAAACGCCGTATCGAATGAGGAGCTGTCCGCCGCCATGAAAGAACTGACGGAGCTGGACAATCCGAATTCCGTACAGCAAATGAAGCGGTGGCTCGCCGATAACGGGCTGAAGGTCGATTCGCTTGGAAAAAAAGACGTCGCCGCGCTTGTCCAGACCGCGCCGGAGGAACTGCGCGAAGTGCTTACTCTCAGACAGCGGCTTTCCAGAAGCAGCGTGAAGAAATACACGGCGATGGAAGCGGCGGTCTGCACCGACGGCCGCGCACGTGGAATGTTCCAGTTTTACGGGGCAAACCGTACCGGCCGATTCTCTGGAAGAATAATCCAGCTTCAGAATCTCCCCCAGAACCATATGCCGGACCTCGCCCAGGCGAGATCCATGGTGCGCTCCGGCGATTACGGTATATTGCAAATGCTCTACGACGATATTCCGGACACGTTGTCGCAGCTCATCCGCACGGCTTTCGTCCCTCAGAACGGTAAGAAGTTCATCGTGGCGGATTTCTCGGCGATCGAAGCGAGGATTATCGCATGGTTCGCCGGAGAGAACTGGAGAACTGAAGTGTTTAAAAGCGGTGGAGATATTTACTGCGCCTCCGCTTCACAGATGTTCAAGGTACCCGTTGTAAAGCACGGCGTGAACGGACATCTTCGTCAAAAAGGCAAGATAGCCGAACTGGCGCTCGGTTATGGCGGCTCAGTCGGTGCGCTTAAAGCGATGGGTGCGCTTGATATGGGGCTGACCGAAGAAGAACTTCAGCCGCTTGTTGCGGCGTGGCGGCAGTCCAATCCGAACATCGTTAGATTCTGGTGGGACGTAGACCGCGCGGTAAAGACGGTGGTAAAGAATAAGACCACTGCATCCACATCTGGTGTCAGCTTTACGTATCAGAGCGGTTTTTTGTTTATCACCCTGCCAAGCGGCAGGCGGCTGGCCTATGTGAAACCGCGCATCGGCGAGAACAAATTCGGCGGGGAGTCCGTCACTTATGAAGGTGTCGGCGGCACGAAAAAGTGGGAACGGCTTGAAAGCTACGGCCCCAAGTTCGTTGAGAATATCGTGCAGGCAACCGCACGGGATGTTCTGATGTATGCCATGCAGACACTGCGGTGCTGCTCCATTGTCGGTCATGTTCACGACGAGGTCATTATCGAAGCCGACAGAGCCGTGTCTCTGGAAGCGGTATGTGAGCAGATGGGCAGAGTGCCGCCATGGACGCCCGGTCTTATACTTCGCGCCGACGGGTATGAGTGCGAATTCTATCAGAAAGATTAACGAAAACGTCCTTTTTTACCACCTCCCAAGGCTACCAGTCGGGAGGTGGTTTTCTTATGATGACGGATAACCAAAAGAATCAGATAAAGGCTCTCCGGCAGAGCGGTCTTGGATATACGGAAGTTGCAAATAGAATCGGCATACCCAAGGATACGGTAAAAAGCTTCTGCCAAAGAAACAATCTTGCCGGAAAAAGGGCGGTTTTCGCGGGCGAAAACACTTGTCCGCAGTGCGGCGGGGCTGTTGCGCAGACACCGGGGCGAAAAAAGCGTAGGTTTTGCACAGATGCCTGTCGTATCGCATGGTGGGCAAAGCATCACGACGATATACAATCCGGCAACAGACATGACTATGTCTGCGAGATCTGCGGGAAAGCTTTCTCGGTTTATGGTAAAGTACCGCGCAAATATTGTTCACATGGGTGTTATGTCGCCGCGCGTTCCAAGGGCGGTGAACGGCTATGACGAATGAAAGACTGAATAAAGAAATGCTGTATCAGGTAAGTCTTGCACCGTTTAAGGTTCTGCTGTCCCAAAGCGTTATATCCGGCGAAGATTACCGGGTAATTGATACAATACTGCGCTCAAAATACAACCCTGTTTTTGTCGGAGAAAGTTATCAAATACCGCTGGATAAATAAGCTTATTGACGGTAATATGTCCACTACCAAAGGAGGCGCGATATGCAAAAAAGAGTTATTGACATCACACCTGAAAGCAAACCGCAGGTCAAAAAGCTGAGAGTGGCGGCATATGCCAGGGTGTCTTGTGATAAGGAAACAATGCTTCGTTCACTTGCGGCACAGGTAGACTTTTACCGTCATTACATTATGAATAATCCGCAGTGGACTTTTTCCGGCGTTTATGCTGACGAAGCAAAAACCGGGACTAAGGAAGACCGCAAGCAGTTTCAGAAACTTCTCAAAGCTTGCCGGGACGGAGAAATCGACATGGTAGTAACCAAATCCGTTTCGCGGTTCGCACGGAATACGGTTACTCTGCTGAACACCGTTAGAGAACTAAAAGAGCTTGGAATCAACGTGTATTTTGAAGAGCAGAACATGAATTCCATCAGCGAGGAAGGAGAGCTGATGCTGACGCTAATGGCATCCGTTGCACAGGAGGAAAGCTTGTCATGCAGTGATAATTGTAAATGGCGAATCCGTAAGGGATTTGAAAAAGGACGCCCCAATACCTGCACCATGCTTGGGTATAGGCTCATAGACGGCGTTATCACAATAGTAGCGGACGAAGCGAAAATCGTGCGAAGAATCTTCGAACTGTATCTTTCCGGCGATGGTGTACAGGCAATAGCAAATATACTGAACGAAGAAAAAATCGAAACTGAAAAGATAGCTTATTGGCATCCGGATACCATCAGAGGTATTCTGCGCAACGAAAAATACATGGGAGATTTGCTTCTGCAGAAAACAGTCAGCCTTGATCATCTTTCTAAGCGGCAGGTTTCAAATACCGGTGAGCTGCCGCAGTATCATATTGAGGGAGACCACGAACCGATAGTGTCAAAAGAAGTTTTTCGCAATGTTCAGGAGGAAGTAAAGCGAAGGAAGGAACGTTATCCTACACGAAAAGGTAAGAAGACGGCGTTTACAGGAAGAATTCGATGCGAAATCTGCGGCAAGAACTACCGTCGGAAAGTCACCGCACATAATATTGTGTGGTGCTGCTCCACCTTTAACAGCAAAGGGAAAAAATATTGCGATTCAAAAATGATACCCGAGGATACCATCAAAAAGGCTGTTGCCGACATTCTCGGTAGTGATGATTTTAATGAAGAGGAGTTTCTTCATTCAATTGAATACATCGCCGCCTGCCGGGGTAATTCTCTTCGCTTTATTTTTTTTAACGGCAGAACCGTAGATTACAAATGGACGGATAAGTCGCGTTCGGATAGTTGGACACCGGAAATGAAGGAAACCGCCCGCCAGAACGCATTGAGGAGGAATCGCTAATGAATGAAAAAACAGTAACGGTAATACCCGCAAAACCCTCGGATTTTTCGGCTTCTCTTCCGGGAGCAATAAAAAGGCGCAGGGTCGCCGCATATGCACGTGTTTCTACGGATAAAGACGAACAGCTTAACAGTTACGAGGCTCAAGTCGATTATTACCGCCGCTATATAAGGTCAAACCCCGAATGGGAGTATGTTGACGTGTACGCCGATGTAGACGCTTCTTATGGACTAATCCCTAAAAACCTAAATAACAAATTTTTACAGTT